TATATTAGAGAATCTATCTTGTAAATATTTGTGTACACCAATAGCTCGTTCCGTATCAATAAGACCATCAGCGTCTTTGCTGTTAAAAGGGTATATCTCCGTTTGTGGAAAGTATGTTGCAATAAGAAATGCTAGAGAAGCTGAATCGCAACCACCAGATAATGATAAAACTATCTTTTTAGGTGCTCCTGTAGGAAAATGTTTTTTATCAAATAAATCTACTGTTTGATTTGAATATGTTATTTTCATTGTTTTGCCTTTTCATAATATGGTTTTAATTCAGGATGTAAGTCAAATAAATTGTGACCGTGTGCTTTATCTAATGCTTGACAATATTCAATTGTTTTAACAAACGCTTCAACATCTTGTTCTTTCTCTAATGCTCGTACAATATTTGGAAAGTTTTTATACTTCGGAATAAGTTCCTGTTTTATTTCATATGGTAAATTTTTAACTTGTAGAATTTTTGGATATTCTATTATATAAGATGTATGAGGTATTCCTTTTTCTTTTAAATAGTCTATCAACTTATAATTTTGTAATACACTTAAAAAAGAAATAACAGAATGGACATTAACTCTGGAGTTTTTTCTTTCCTTCATCACCATTAAATTATTAATAAGAGCAGGCCAGTCAGATTTTTTTCTAATATAATCATTGTATTTTCCATAACTATCAATTGATACTTTCATTATAAATTCTTTAAAGAAGTTAAAATAATTTCTAAAATTGTAACCTTCCATATTAAATACAGATAGATTTGTTTTATATATTAAGTCTATGCCTTTTGAGTATCCAGTTAGTACTAATTTATCAAGGAGTTTATAATGATTTTTCATAACTAATGGTTCGCCACCAATAAGTTTAATTGACCTAGTATATTTTGCTACAGAAGCAACATCATCAAGATACTTTTCTCCATCGTGTTTCTGCGTATTCATCCTCTCACCATCTTTAGGATCCAAATCAGGATCATAAACTTTGCCTATTCTTTTTAATGATAGAGTTCTTGTATTAGCACTTCTTGGTGTACACATATAACAATCAAGGTTACACGCATTACCAAACATTTTCATTTTTATATCTAATAGTCTTTCACCTAATCCAATTTTATGTTCTTCTTTAAACTTTTGTACAACTCTTAATAATTCAGGTACTTTACTATCAAATGTTCCAGCAAGGACTTGTTCAACATATTTCATTCTATCAGACCGACCATACTTCTTTTCTTGCAAACGGCAACCAGTACAATGAACATCCAAATATTCTGGATCATAATCCTCTCTAGTCATTTGGTCTCTTAATTTATTTTGATAATCGGATGTATACCACTCTTCAATAGTAGTATCTTCCATATTATGACCAGTATGCCCTAGAGCGTCATAACAAGGTGCATATCTACCACTTAAACTTGAAAAAATATGAGTAAATGGTAAAGGACAAAACCATAATTTTTTATCTTTAAGTTGTTGTTCAAATTTTTCTTTTTGTTCGTTATTCACGCCAATTCTCCTTTATAAAAGATTCATTGTGTTCGTGTATTGTCTTACCTGGACCAGTAAAATGTACCACTTTAATATATTTATGAACATCACCTAATATCATATAATCAGTCTTAAATTTGTCACGATAAATTTTGTTTAGTGTGACATTTTCCTTAAAATCGGATGAGTATTTACATATCCATTCCTCTGGTGTTTTAGTTAATTTTGATTTATGTTTTCTTATCTTCCAATCAACATAATTTTGTTCACCATAATATGGTGTATTAACATCACCAACGTTATAATAACGTGTCTGCCAATAGTCTGGATTTTTAGCAAATTCATCCCATATATATTTTAAACTACCAGATTTAAACTTATAAAATCCACCATTTGATTCTAAAATTGACTTCCACCATATACCATAGGTAACTAATTCATTTTCTTCTACAGGATGTCCTATTAGTTCATCAACATTACCTGTAATAACTTGGTCAATATCCATAACTATAATATCATCACCAGGTTTTTGATATGCAAAATATGGACTAAAGAATTTTAATTTATGCCAATGTTTTTTAATCTTATCGTGGTGGTTATAAGGTAATATAATATCTGCCTCAACGTCTGTATCACTTAAACATATAAACTCAAAAGGTATAGATGAATTTCTTTTTAAACTTCTATATAATTTTGATACATAGTCTGGTGTATAAAAACCTTTAAAATATACTGTACATATTTTAAGCATTATACCTCCATACAATATCAAAGTCTTTACAAACACAATGTACTATTTTTGTTTCTTTTGGTACAAAATGTTGAGTATCTAAAAAGTAATGCCATCTTCTATCTAACCATTGTATACCAACTTTATTTACATTTACTTTATATGAAAATATTGTTTCATTATCATACCGAAACATATCAAGAATATTTTGTGGATATAAACCACTCTTATCAGTTCTTAATTTTGTCATTAAATCTATTGTATCTTTAAACCCACCAAAAAAATCTAGTTTTAAAATTTGTTCTTTTGAAGCACCTATAATAGCAGTATTGATAACATCATTGTTTGGGTTAAGACCTTTCTCTATAAGCATTGCTTGACAATTAAAATACTTTGCTGATGGACTTCTAATACTTTGTTTAACTTCTCTATTCTTAACAATCATATGGTTTTGATTATAAACAGCAATATGATTTTGTATATCCCATATATCAAAAAATGAATCAGTAGTTACAGGTACAGCGTCAAAATCTAAATACAAAATTTCATCATACTTTTTTGCTAAATGATATAGTAAATGTATCTTATAGAAATTAACTATTTCATAACCTGTTAATTCAGGAAAGTCTTTACGTAAATTTTTTTCATATGTCTTATACTGGTTATCATTTTCAAACATAATAAAACTTGCACCTATTCTGTTAGCATATTTGCGTTTGGAATCAATTAACCTTTTATAATGCTTTTTAAATGCTTTAACAGTTATTTGTGCTTTGGCTACCGTATCACTTTTTTGTTTAGATTGACCATAATGTTCCGTTGCAGGTACATCAACATAAAGACTATAGATTACTCTTTTCATAACTTACCTATCAATGTAAATCTAATACCTCTATCATCTTTTATTTCATCTTCAATTAATACTTTTGCATTATCAGGTAATTGTTTTTTAAAATCTTCAATAGTATTAACACAATTAATATGTCCTTCTATATCAGTCATATCATTTGATTGAAAAGCAAAGTATGATTTAGATTCACTTAATGCTTCCAACTCTTTCATTGGTTTCATATGTTCGCAAGCAGTATTAATAATTAAATTTGTATTCTTAATTCTACCAAATCTATCTTTAGAAAAAACATCACTTGTAATAAAATCAACATTTTTCCAATCTTTAAAAAGTCTATTCTTAGCAATACTAATAGTTTTAGGGTCTATATCAATAGCTGTAATCCTTTTTGATTCTTTAAGAGCAGGAATTAAAATACTACCATACCAACAACCTAATATAACAACATCTTGAAATTCCATATTTAAATTTTTAATTAAATCTATTAATCTCTCTTTAGATTTAAATTGATTAGGACTATACGAATCTAATAGGTCAGTATTAGTTCTTGCCTCTTGCATTATATTTTTAAATAATTTTATATCAATCATTTCCCACCAAATCTGATTTCTTCCACGCATAGAAGGAGTGTTTTCTACACACATAATCATTTATAACCATTAAATCTAATGCTGTTCTTTTAAAAGTTCTAATTGCGTCTTCTGGTGTTTCAACAATAGGCTCGTGGCAATTAAAACTAGTATTTAATAGCATTGGTATGCCTGTTATTTTATAAAACTCATTAATAAGATTATAAAACTTTTTATTAAATTGTTTATTAACTGTTTGTATTCTAGCAGTATTATCAACGTGAGTAATACCTGGCACTTTATCAGATTTAACTTTACATATTCTTGACATATAAGGACTAGGACTATTCGTATCAAAGTACTCTTGATAATGTTCTTCTAATACTGCTGGCGCAAATGGTCTAAAGTCTTCTCTATCTTTGATTGTGCGATTTATAATATTTTTAATATCAGGATTTCTAGGGTCTGCTAATATACATCTATTACCTAATGCACGGTTACCACTTTCTGATTTGCCTTGATACCAACCTATTATTTTTCCATTAGCAATTTCTTGAGCAACAGAATTTAAACTTAAAGATTCTAAAAAACCAGTAGATTTATGTTCGCTTTCTAACAAAAAAAGTTTAAATTTATATAGAGTACTGGCTTTGTCGTGTTTTTTTCCAGCAAAAGTTTCTGTTTTATGTTTATTATTATTCAATACATAATCAGCGTGTTGATAAACTCCTAATGCTTGTCCTTCATCTCCCACAGCAGGTGGTATATAAACATTTTTATAATGTTTTGTAAACTCTTCATTTAAATAACCATTGTATATAACTCCTCCAGCTAAACAAAGATTGTCACAAGTTTTAAGTGGATAGATATGTTCTTTAATTTTATCATTTGTAAATTTTTGTAATGTAAATGCTAAATCTTGACGACCATATTTTTCAATGTTAATTAGTTCGTGACCAGCAATTGATTTCTTTTCTTGTATATTTCCACTAATTATTGTTTCAAAGACATCATAATAGTATTGACTAAATTTTCCATAACCAACCAACCCCATTAATTTACTTGCACCTAACGAACCAAATCCAGTTAGTCCAGCCATTTTATTCCATAACCAACCTATAGGTAATTCTTTTGACAAATCTTTTATGTTCTTATCTTTATCAACAAATATACATCTAAATTGAAAACCAACACCATCAATAGCAACTATATCTGATTCTTCAAATCCAGAATTGATGTATGCGTGTGTAGCGTGTGATTGATGATGGTCTATAAAGTAAATGCCATCTTTGTAATAATGATCCCATAACTTTTTAGGTTTAAAATATATTACTTCTTCTGGTAATAAATCTTTATAAAGATATCCCTCTCTACACAGTCTAATACCACCAACCGTCATTGAAAAACCTAATACACCATCTTTTGGTTTTTTAAAATACTCTTTAACAAATTCATTATTTAATTCATAATCACCTATGTTTAATTTGTCTTGATGAGCATAAGAGTCTGCCTTATATGGAAGATTATGTTTAAACCTAGTATACCTTTCTCTTTGATTATGAAACACACCATCATAGGTATTTTGGTCGTGCATATTTAGTGCTACAGCAAATATCTTATACATTTAATACCTTTGCATATTTACTTAATGGCATATGTCCTTTAGGGTCAACATATTCACAACACGTCTTACAATAACTTTCATATTTAAACAACCTAAAAGTCATCATCTTATCAACGTTGTCCTGCGTAAGTTCAAAATTTTTAGAAAGTTCTTTGTTGTTTGCAAATTTCTTACTACAATGTACTATATGTCTTTTCTCAAAATCAATAACAGGCACCTGTGGAAAAGCAGCACACATCTTCCTATCTATTTCAGCTGCTTGTATAACATCTTCAAATATAGGTGACCTACCATTGAAGACTTTCCACATAGTATTCTTATGAGATAACTTTTTAATATCTTCTGGATATTTATCTTTATACTTTTCAAAGTTAGGAGTTTTTACAACTACATTATAATTGTTCTTATTATTTTCAGGTAAGAAATCATAGTTACCTAACTTCTTAATTTCTTTCTCATAAAAATCTAAAATTATATGTTCTACATATACAATTTCTGGATCTTCTAATACTTCTGGATATCTGTTTCTAACAAATGAGTTTGATAGTACTTGACATACAAAGTTAGGATACTTTTTAATTTCATTAATAACTTTATCTAAATTTTTAATTAGTCCAGGTTCACCACCAAGTAAACATATTCTTATCTTATAGTTTTTAAATTTCTCTAAAGTACTCTTTAGAAAATCCATATCTACTGTTAAGTTTCTCATTTCTAAAGTATAACTAGTACAGTACCAACAATCTTTATTGCAAGACATTGATAGAAAGAAATCTACTGCTAAATAATTATCTTGTATTTCTTGTAGTGTTTTCATTTTCAATCAGTTTAAAAAAGAATTTATTAAATGCTATTAATAACTTTTCTTTAGGTTGTTCTTTAAAAGACACATCTTTTATATATCTTGGTGTAAGATATGTTTTCTCTACGATATTATGGTAAATATCTTCACAAGGTTTATCAACTAAACTTTTATCAATAGTTAACTCTCCTAATATCTTTTTAAAATTTTTACATAATTCTATTGGACACTTATCAGTTATATCAAGCATATTACCATTTATATCAACGGAACAAATTTTACTAAATGATGAATTCGCTATTATTTCCATAAACCAGTTTAAATCAAACGCCCATCTTTTTTCATAACACCAAAAGCATTTATGGCATTCTTTAGTATAATTATCAGTTTCTTCTTCCCGACCTACACAAGACCTAGTAAGAGGAAATAAAGTATTCATTAAGTTATGTTTTTTATAAACGCCAGCCACAAACTTTTTATCAACATTAATGTAAGGATGATATATTGTAGGACTTCTTATCATTTTTTCTTCACCAG